TTCGTAGGTCACCCATTCTGTACTACCTAAAACTCGCCTTTAACATCCGTTCTACCCAAACCATCGTTTATTTCTTGTTAACCTCACGGTTATCTTTGAGTACCTCCTCAACTGTAATCTGATAGGGACTCCATATTGCTCGTCATTTCTGACTCCCTATGGGGTTCTGCTGTAATAGGTCTATCTGCTATCTTATCACAGAATAAAATTTGTAAACCCTTGAGAAGGAATCTGTGGGCGTGTATAGGATTACTTGTCTACCTTCTATCCATCCGGGTCTCTCACCCGACGAAACTTTACTACAAATAAATTCGTAGTTCCATCCCCCACCAAATTATGGTTTACTTTTGTGGTATCAGATGGGCTCGAACCACCGGCACAGAGTCTTTCGTTACTCCTGCTCTACCAAAGGAGATAAATCTCCACTGAGCTATAATACCATATATTTTAGTGGACGTATGCTCTACCATCTGAGCTACGGGGTTAAGACCGGAGGGATTTGAATCCTCGACACAACGTCCACCTATTTTTTCAATAATTTTAAGAACTTTATTTCTTCTACAAAGATAATACTTTTATTTTAATATATCAAATTATTTTAAAAATAATTCTAACAATTTTGTAATACCTAAACCAAAACACATTCCGGCAACAAAATAACTGAATGCGGGATTTCTACCTTTTTCTTTTTGAATTTTTGCACCGTATAGATTTATAACCGTCAATCCGAATTGTATTAATACTATTTCCATAATTTGTTTCTTTTTTAATTAGAGTACAAAGATAATACTATTTTTTAATCTACCAAATCTTTTTTTGAATTTTCATCAATTTTTTTTAATTCACTAATAAGTTGGTTACCGTACCACTCTAACCATTCAATATGGGTAAACTTTGAATCCGGATTATCCGACATAAAGTTTTTGTATTGTGTTTCTAATGTTGCCATATAATTTAATTTTAGTAGTCAGAACAGGATTCGAACCTGTGTGTCCACATAAGGGGTTTCCTTACCGTGCATCTCCAATGTGCTACCTGACTAAATTGTGAATCAAAAAATTTCAGCCTTAGCTCAAAAATATCATCACACGATAAGACTTCTTTGTATGGTTCAGGTATCTAAACAACCTAGGTCATTCTGAATCTTCATATCATTAAAGCAATACCTTTTTTAAGGTTCAAATCCGAACTGTAACTCATTTATTCCTTAACTTACCTAAATAAGTCTCTATGTTTATTCATAGCCCCTGTAGATACTACAGGTAGTTGACATCGTCGATTTGTAGTCAGGACAGGATTCGAACCTGTAAGGTATAACCACTAAAATCGTGGAGATGGAGGTCAATTCCTCTTTTACAATACCAACCTGTGAGCGTCTACCATCAGGAATTAGCTTTATCAGTGCTACCCTTGTTCCGCCACCTGACTATTTAAAAACTAATGGTGTGTTGTTACACCAAGATACGAGGTTCGTTACCACCTACGTGTGACACCCAATAACGATTTCCCTGGATGTTGACTTTTTGTCCGTACACTCCCACAAGGGGACAACTCCTTAGAAGATGGATACTATCAATCCCACTTCCCATTAGTTTTGTAGTCAGGACAGGATTCGAACCTGTTCCGTCTTTGCCATAAAGAGTCGGCCTTACCGTTACTCAACCTTGGGGAGGTGATACCAACCAATGGTCTCCTAACTATTTTATTATGGTACAAAGATAATACTTTATTTTAATTTACCAAATTTATTTTATAAAAATCTGATAAAAATCCGTCTTTTAATATTTTTCCGGATATTTATATATAAATAACATTATAATGGGTAGACCTAAATTAAAAGAAGACGATAAAAAAGGTAAATTAGGTATAACAATATCTAAAGAACTTATCAATAAAATAAACAAAATTACAAATAATAAATCATTATTTATTGAAGAATTAATTATTAAATATTTCAAGAATGGAGAATAAAATATGTTCTAAATGTAAAGTTGAAAAACTATTATGTGATTTTCATAATAATAAAAAAGAGAAGAGTGGTAAAAACTGTCAATGTAAAAGTTGTGTAAAACTTTGTTATAAATATATTAAAAAAATACCCATTATAAATTTAGAAGAATCTATTAAAAAAGAAAATTTAAGAAAATTAAAAAAAAGTGTGTATAATAAAAAGTATCGTGAAGAAAATCGTGAAATATTAAAGAAGAAAAAAAATATTTATAAACAAATTAGGATAAATGAAAATCCTTTAGTTAAACTACGTTTTAGGATTTCCAATAACATAACTGTTTCGTTAAAACGAAATGGTGGTAAAAAATTAAGTAAAACTACTAATATTTTAGGGTGTTCTTTTGATGATTTTAAGAAACATATTGAATTATTATGGGAATCTTGGATGAGTTGGGAAAATTATGGTAACCCAAAAGATGGTATTTATCAACCAAATAAAACTTGGGATTTAGACCATATAACTCCATCCTCAAAGGCAACATCTGAAGAAGAAATACTTAAATTAAATCATTATAGTAACTTTCAACCATTATGTTCTTATAATAACAGATTCATAAAAAAAGGTGACTAATGTCACCTTTTTTATAATTTTAACAAAAAACTATGTCAATCCACCAAAACTGTTAAAATCTCCTACTTACCTATATGGGCTCGGCCATCCCGTTGTCATATTGATTTACCTGAAACTTCTTTGGGTTGTTGATTGACCACTCCCACTTACTCAAGTAGTTTTTACATACTCATCATCCAACCCATTCGGTTTTGTTCTTGATACTGAGAATAAGTACATTTTCTCATTGTCTTATAATCCGGTCTCAACTTAACGTGAGTTGGGTATTTTTTTTCGTGTTCTTTGTGTTCTCTCACCACTTTAGCGTAAGCCTCTCTTTTACTTGGTGCCCACACGTCATTAAATCCTCCACCTATCCAATTGAATAAATATAAATACTCCCCGTTAACACTTCTATATAATTTCTCTTTAGTCATAATTTATCCGTGATTTTCTTTATGTAGTAAGGTTCCAAAAGCATTTGAACCAATTGAAATTAGTAAATATCCAAACCAAATACCGTTTGTTTTAATAGTTAATCCAACAACCACAAATCCAATTATAACCAATAGACTTAATAAAGATAATGTGTGTTTTGATAATTTTGTCATAATAATTAGTTTTAAATTCGGTACAAAGATAATACTTATTTTTAATCCACCAAATTATTTTTCATAAATTAAATCAGTTTTTTCACAACCATCTTTTAATTCAAGTAAACCATTTCTACATTGTCTTTTGATAATGTCTAAAATAACTGATAATTCGTCCGATTTTTTTCTATTTATTTTCCCCCAATCTAATGAACCCCATTTAAAAGTGGATTCTATCGTTTTTAGTTCTAAAATAAACTCCTTTTTTTCAGTATTAGTTTGCCAATTACTCATAATTTTATATTTTTAAATCCGGTACAAAGATAAGCATTAAATCGACATCTCCAAATATTATTTTAATTTTTTTCAAAAAAATTTTTTACGATAACGATTACGTAAATTAATTTGGCATAAAACTTGATATTACGGATTTGTTAACCTATTTATTTAACGAAATTAAACATTATTTAAAACAAATTATTATGAAAAAAGTATTTTTAGCCCTTGCAGTTATTGCAACGTTATCTTTAACATCTTGTAAACACGAAGTGAAACAAGACGAAGCAACTGAAGTTGTTGATGATTCAACACAAGTAGATTCCACATCAGTTGATACCACTCAAGTAGATACTACTCAAGTGAAGTAAAACAAAAAACCCCTCTTAACGGAGGGGTTATTTTATTTAAGTAAGTTTCTAATTTTACCTATTTCTTTATTTACTCTATGTTCTTTTAATCCTAAAGCCGTCCCAAATGCTGCTCCGATTTGTGAGTTCATAATATCACTAGCAGTACTATCGGCATCACCACCAGGTGGGATTGTTGTTGTTGTTGTTGTTGAACCATCAGCCGCTGGAGCGATTTGTTCTTTATTTGAAACATGTACATGGTTATAATGGTCATCCATTTGCCATAAAACAGATTTTGTATTACCACCTTCACTATTTCTTTTATATCCAAGTTGTTCTAACTGAATTACAAAACTATCAACATTTCTTTTGTTAGATGGGTCTTTAACGGCAACACCATTAACTTTACTTATATCTACAGCACTTCCGGTTGAGTGTCTACTAACAGCTCCTGAATCTGTTGTTTCACTATGGTCAGACACCGCAGATGTTATATTCACGTTAACATTAGCGTTTTTAGATGCGGTACAAATATCTTTTAATAATGCGTCGTTTACTAAATCTAATCCAATATCAGAATCCACGCTTATATAAGAACATCCTGATGAATTTAGTTTAATATTTGCTTCTAATAATTGTATTAATTTTTTCATATTATTGTTGTAAATGTGTCATTAAAACACCTCCTATTGATGCCGAATGTTGTAGTAAATGATTTATTGATTCAATGTCCAATTTAGATTTTCTTTTTGTATAATCTAACCCTAATGTCCCGATGAATTTACCTTCAATAGTTTTTATTGCAAATAAATATCCGGATTTACAACCAGTATCTTCAGCAATATATTTTAAACCAAAAGTCGCAATAGTTTCATCTTTATAATCGGAAATTTCAATCACATCGGTTTCTAATAACTGATTTATTGAACGGCTGAATAAATTAACTGGAATATTATGAAAATTTGATTGAACTGATGTTATTCCCGGACCAACAACTTCATACATAATACTGAATTTTGCTATAGATTTTCCTGTTGGATAAAAGTTACCCCCATTATGGAATTGTGTTATCCAAACTCTATCTGATTTAAATTCGTCTTTAATATGTTCCAATTTTGTCATCACAAGTTCACTAACTTTTAGTGTTTCCAACACCATATCAGGCTTTTCAGTTTTTTTATCCAATTTATTCTTAATGAATAATAATAGGAGAGGTCCCAATACCCCCGTGATAAACGCCACTATTATAGATACACTCATAATTTTAACTTAATATTTTATAACTTATAAATAGTAAAAAAACAAAAAAAGTGGGATATTACTCCCACTTTTTTACAACTTTTTAAATTCCGGTCTTATTAGATTCCATATGATTTCAGAGTAATTTTTCTTATCAAACATTCTAAACAGAATCCCTGACATATGTTTAGGTTGAGTGAATACCCACTCAGCAAACTCTTTTCTATCTTCTATGGGTTCTTTATCGTTATATTTACCATACATCATACCATCAAACTTTTTACCAGCATCCTCAGATATTTGGAAATGACTATATCTTAAATCTCTAACATAAGATTTAATTTTATTGTAAAATTCGTCTGGAACATCTTTTAATATTTCCATAACATCCTCACCATTTTTCAAATACTCCCAAACTCCGGTTGTGGTAACATTGGTCATAATTTTGTGAAGACGAAGATACTCAACACCTTTAACTTTAACTCTATCCCCATTGGAGAACTTCACCACAAACCCTTCTTGGTCGTTTTTAACCATTTCTTTGAGTTGTTTGTAGTCGTTTATACCATCGTATTTTTTAACCACATCAAACCCGTATTCTCTCCACATTTCCACATCATATTCTTTACCATTCTTATCAAAGGTTCCCAATAGGACTAACCCTTCATAATCACCGTAATCTACTACCACGCGATTCTGAGGAAATAAAATTTCAAAACAAAAAGTCAGATGTCTGAACATTATATCGGTGTTGTATTTTTTAAGTAATTCTCTACCCTTAATTGCTTGGTCTGAACCAAATGACCCACGAGTCGCTAATATCCATTGTCCTTCGTACCAAAAAACTATTAAAAGTGAGCCATCCATTTTTTCATACACCTCAAAGTTTTCAGTTGGTTCAAATTTTCCTTCCTCTATGTTGAAGAATTTATCAAAAGGTTTTGCTACGATATCTCCGGTGTGGTCGGTAACTAAACCTCTACACATCAAAAGAGTTTCGTCCCACAAATTTTCATACTGGACTTTTTCGCTATAGTTCCATATAGTTAATGGGAGGTATGGATGTACTTGTTTGTAAAGTAATCCGTCTTCGTAATATTTGTTTAGTTTTTCTATCATTTTATTCTATTTTTTTTAAATTCTCTTCTAATCTACTTAAGAATGATTCTTCACCATCATCACCTGATAACAACCAATCCACTCGTTGAGCGTATTCTTGAGCAATTTTAAGAGCTTTAACTGCATCTTTCATCTTCTCAATAACCTCATCCGGATATTTGTAATGGAATAAGTCCTCAGGGTATTTTTTATACCAATCAGGGTCAATCCAATGTTCTTTAAGTTCTTCCGGTGTTTTTTCTAAACCATTCTTCACAATAACCTCATCTATTTGGTCTGCGATGTAACCAATCTTATATTGGTTATAATCGAAATGCCCACCACTAATGACTCACTCTCCCATCTTTATTTATATTCATAGTTTTAATATAATTTTCGTTATTTATAATTTTACTAATATGTGATTGGTTAACACCATACATTTGAGCAATTTTTGTTTGACTTACCCCCTCTTTGTTCAATTTTTTTATCTCATTATAATCACATTCCTCTAACTTAACATATTGTTTTTTTCTTAAAGACAAATCTAAATCTGTTGCAATAGTTTTATATCTTTTCTCAATCAAAATCAAACCAATTGTTCTCCTACTTACAGAATATAAATCACTAATTTCTTTTTGAGTTAATTTATTTTCAATTAACAACAATTTTATCTCTCGAACTTGTTCCGGTGTTAACTTTTTTAAGGATGACTCATAATGTCCGTGAATTTTACCAACGTTAACACTTTTGTTTGAGGAGCCTATCTTATCTTTTGTGTCTTGTGACATATACACATAACCTTCCATTGATTTAGGTAAACGACAATTTAAACCTATTTTATTATCTAAACATTCATAAAATGTACCATAAAATAACTCCCGTTCTAAAAGAATTTCAATATCACATTCTTCAATAACTTCAAAAATGTGATTATCAACACCATATTTTACTAACGAGTTATATAATTTAGTTTGACTATTACATCTTAATTTTTTATACCACTTCCAACGAGTATCAACATCTTTTGATGAACCGATATATACAAGACCTTTTGGACTTGTTATTTTATAAACTCCAATCATATTTTAAACTTTATTTATAAATATATTAGAATCAAATAAAAGTCCCCCCACTCATATCAATTCAAATTTTGTTAATGTCTCTCTTCTTTCTTCTTTGTTAATCCCCAATAAATAATTTTTAACATTACTTACAATCGGTTTACTGTAAATTTGAACTATCTCACTAAAGGTTATTGTTTTCTTTACAATCTGAGTCGGGTCACCTTTTAATCTACCGTTTTTATAATCACTAATAGCTGTGAGAATAGTTTTCTTATAACCACTATTTCCATCAATTAGGTTTATTGTATGGTCTGTGTATTGTCCGTTGATAATCAATCTAAGTAAATGAACCTTTCTCGCTTTACCATAAGTAATAACATATTCGTCATACCCATTATGATTGAATCCGGTCTCCGTTTTTTCGTATTTGGCAACTTTAAAGATATTTTCCATAATTAACTAATTTTGTGGGTCAAAGATATTAAATTAAAGTTTTACCTCAAAACGATTTTTCATTAATTTCAATTTATCTTCCGGAACCCCGTGTTCATTAACACCTTCGTGTCTGTTTTCACAAATTAAAGAATAAACTCTATATCCGTGTTTTTCAGCCAAGTCAAAGTATGGTTTCATTTCCCATTCTTGAGTAAATGTGTTTGATACCACAACTCGTTTGCCTTTATTTTCCATAAAAACTTTTACAGCGTTTTGACACCAATCGTGAGCGTCTTTTAATTTAGTAACGTCAAATTCGTACTTACCTTCGTAGGTAAAGTATTTATCCGCTTCCATATGTTGACCACCTAATGATTCCGCCAACGTAGATTTACCACTTCCTGGTAATCCTCTTAATAAAAATAACTCTTTCATATTTCACATTCTTTTAAATATTTAACAATCTTCTCAATCCCACCAACATCATCCGGATTGATGATAAACTCATCAAATGCTCCGTATCTTGACTGATGTCCAAAAATATATTTTAATCCATAACCAACTCTTTGCCAAAATGGTCGTTTAACCAAATGAGTATGAACATAAACCATTGGAAATCTTACACCATCAATATCGTCCTCATCATATAGGACAACCATTTGATGTTCCGTGTTATGACAGGAACACACAAATAAATCTTTTTTTGTTTGTTTAATTCTCATATTACTTTCACTTCTATTAATTTTCTTCTTAACCACTGTTCATCAACATTATCAGGTCTTTTACCTAAAATAATTTCATCAATCGTATCCCCAAGACATTCCATCAACATTCTTTTTATTTCTGCCGGTGCATCCATTGGCGCATACGAATAACAATCTTGTATCATTTCGTGAGATAACGGGACCTCAATTATTATTCGTGACGATATAAATGAATCATCTTCATTAAAATGATTATCCTCAACTCTTGTGTTTAACATATTATTTTCTTTTTTTTCCGTCTTCAGTTATTACTTCATCTATGTGGTGGTCCCCATCCATATTTGAACGAATCTCTCTTTCCTTAACAATCTTAATTACGTTACTTAAATCGTATGGTGAAAAGAACAAACTACCATCCATCCCTACATCCATTCTACGACCTTTACCAAAAATTTTTGTTTGAGGTAAATGACAGTGTCCGTGTAAGTGGATGTGTCCTTTGTTTAATCCATCCCAAGAATCAATAGGGAAGTGTATTAAAACCAATGTCTCAAACTTATACATCAATTTTGTGTAATGATTAACACTCGCAAACAATTCTTGACAATCCTCTCGGTTGTTCTCAATGTGGTGGTCGTGATTACCTAATATAAGATGAATCTCTTTACACACAATTCTGTCTCTAAAAATTTTTACATTCTCAAACCCACCAAAACTCCAATCTCCTAAGTGAATCAAAACATCATCTTGTCCAACAACACTATTAATGTTATTCACTATCATTTCATTCATCTCACCAATTGAGTCAAAATCTCTTGTTTGAGATATTGGAATACTCCCATCAGGTAATCTCCACGCAGTTACTCCACGACATATATTCTTATGTCCAAAGTGGGTATCGGATATAATCCAAACTTTTCTTTCTTTATCTATTTTTATCATTTTATACGTTCTTTGATTATTAATTTTTTTGCTCTATCAAATAAAGTGTCAAAATACTTACCAAATTCTTCATCAGAAACTACTTTATTAAAAAAGTCATCAAAAGTAATAATTTCACCACTTTCATCCAAATGAAGTTTATATGCTCTCTCAACTATTTTTTCACCTTCCGGACCCATTATACGTGTGGTATTTGGACTCTCACACAAGTTTGTGCTTGACCCTCGTTCATATAAAAATTGTTCAAATATCCCATTATGTTCGCACTTCCGATTGGGTTTGCAGAATGAACATATACAATTGGAAATACAAATTTGTCAGCCTTTCTTTCACTTCTACTCATATTGAATCTACCTTCATTTGTATTGTGAAACAACGCAACCAAGAACTTAGAGGCATCATATCCGGTTTTCTCATCAATATTGTTGTAATCCAAAGTATAATTTGGCGAAACATTGTTGAAATACTCCTTCATTGCTGTATCCCCCAAATCGTGGTCCAACGAAATTATATCAATATTCTCCAATCCAATCTCATTAACTTTACTAACAAATTCATCGTAATTTCTTACAACTATCCAATTATCTCCGGTTGGAGTTCTTACGTCATCTAAATAGATACGATAAGGTGGTTTTACATTATTTTCCATTTTATAATAATTTTTTTAATACACTATCCCAATCAGGGTATTCATTCCAAACTTTTTTCTCATAATTCCACCCAAAATGAATTAATTCACCGGTGAACTCTCCGGCACCGTTTGCCGTTCTATCATCAATTAAATAATCACCAAGTAATAAATCTTTTCGATGAGTAATTACCATTTTTTTATGAAATAACTTACCAAAATATTTCTCAATCCAATACCTTTTATCCGTAGACGCATAAGGGTTTCCCCAAGGCGCCGCAGTGGCAATCAATAATTCATATTTCCCACTATCAACCAACTTATTGATTGCCTCAATTGCCCCATCATATGGTTTAGGGTCTCTAAAGATACCCGGAATATGGTCAGGACTATGTTTGTATTTGTGAACTAAATTTGGATGTTCATCGAACCATTTATCAAATTCTCCCCCTAAATCAACCAATACACCATCCATATCAATAAAAATTCTTTTCATATTTCAATATTTTGATACAAAGATACACAATTTTTTCATATAAAAAAATCCATCACTAAAAAAATGATGGATTATATTTTGAAACCTTGTTATTTATTTATTATTTAGAATTTGTTCCCACAAGAAGAACAAAACTTATCAGAATCTTTTTTTCTTTTTTTACCACAATTAGTACAATACACTTTTAAGTCCTGTTTTTCAAAAACTTGTTGTGATACAGGAAGAATCTTCCATATTGATGTTGAACAAGCGTAATGGTTAAAAGTTTTATTCACCGTTTGAAATGATTGGTCAGATGAACCACCTTTTTCAACTCTACCGGTTTCTAATGAATCCATAGACAACATATCCATAGTAACCTCACTACGAGAATTAGGTTTAGATTTTTTCAAACTTCTTAAAACACCTCTATTGTTTGGACCTAAAATCTCTCTTTTGTTTGGTCCTGCAAAAGTATTACTTATTGATGTAGTATTAAAATTAACACCCGCAGTATTACTTGATGATGTAAATGATAAATTACCATTTGTGGTTGTTGTTGTACCATTACCATTAATATTAAAAGAGTTTGAGTTATAAGTATGGATTGGTCCACCAAATGAACCCCCAACATAAGTTATTGGGTTATTCCACACCGGTTGTTTATATTCATCAAAGAAGTCAATAACAACATCCCCATTTCCGGCGATGGCATCCAATACTTCATTTGATGTTCCGTCAACCTCATAAGTTTCAAACTTAAATTTACGAGCGTCGTCAAGGTATCTCTCAAGAAATACTCTTTGTCCCGGTTTAAGTACAATTCCTCCTCCGGAGATATAACTTCCGTCAAGTTTAATTTTCGCTAATACTGTGGTTGATGATGGGTTAAATAATTCTAGTTCGAATTCTTCCCCGTTTTTAAGATAGACATTTTGTCCAACTTGTTTAAGACGTTTTTTGTCTTTTGTAATATACGCACAAGGCGTACCTGTTTTTGTTTGGTAATACATAATTTCCTTATTTTATTTTTTATGTTTATTGAACTTCGCTTCGTTGGTATTAATTCCAACTCAAATGTCTCTGTGAACACGCGAACCTCAGCAACAAGGTTTCATTTATAAATATAAGGATACTTTATTTTATTGTAAATAAAAAACCCCCAAGTTTCCTTGAAGGTTTTATGTAGAGTTAACTGGTATCTACACTTAGGAATGACCCTAAGACCACCGTTCATCACCTGTAAGGGTCTAACGATAGATATTGTACTTGCTTACACTCAAATATCCGCTGTGTCCTATACAGGATTCGAACCTGTGACCTTTTCGTTATGAGCGAACTGCTACTGACCGGACTGAGCTAATAGGACTAAAATGGGTTTTTAATGAACCCACAAACATATGTCAACTTATTGGTGGTGTTTCACATACCTACCAAATTTATCAACCCTCACAGAGAGTTTCTCCAATCTAAAGTTCCACTGTTTGAACTTTCCTAAGCCCGATTTAATTCGTGCTTGTTTAATCGCAGATTCCTCTGCCTTCTCACGTCCTTCTTCCGTAGTTTCTACGAAAAAAGTGGGAGCCTGAACACCGTTATTAACGGGAACTACTCTCCAAATTCTCAATTTCTGAGTCATAAATTTTAGCTAATAGCTAAAACTATGTGGAGTTGGGTTGGTTGTTTTTCATATTAATAAATATTAGTATCCCCGACGAGAGTTGAACTCGTAAGCCTAAGCGTCTCCTTTTAAGGAAGAGGTGTTTACCGTTTCACCACGGGGATGTGTTCCCCCAATGAGATTAATTTGGGGTAGATTTTTTCTGTTTTCCTATTCAAAAGTCGAGACGGTCTTACCCGCACATAAAAGTCAACTATTACTTGGAGGTGAGTTAGTACGCTCCCTTTTCCCAAAGACCCCCTCTGTAAAACCGTTTGAGGCGTCAGCTACATCTTTGTTTAAGAAACGATGCCAAATCTATTGAGTATCTCTATCTCAATTGTAGTCAGGAGAGGAATCGAACCTCTCTACAGGGTGCTACCCGTCATCCGTGACCTTCCATCGGACTCGAACCGACCTTGTATCCAACCTGACTATATTATAACAACTACTCTTATCCCGTCTGTTATTCACAAGCCCTAATTTGTGTCAGGAGATTCGAACTCCATCCCTAGTTGTCAAGTGTGTCTAAAGAGCGTTTGACACTTCCTTTATAATTTGTAGTCAGAACAGGGGTCGAACCTGTAATAAAAGACAAGCGGTTAGTCCTTTCACAAGGATTAGGGATTATGTCTATTCCCACATTTAACACACCACTGCGTACACCAATTCCGCCACCTGACTATTTTCTCGTCTTTCCGAGATGTCAACTACTTGTATGTTGTTCCTACATACCAATCCTCTTATAGTCGATTTTGTGAACAGAGTAGGATTCGAACCTACAATAGTACCATACTCATAAATTTCCGTTTACTTCGAGGAATCGAACCTCATCTCCCGACCTCCTGGCCGAGACGCTTTACCATTTACCACCCGTTCATTTTGAGCTTCCTGTCAGAATCGAACTGACTCTATTCCGGGTTACAAATCCGGTACACCACCATTCGTGCGTAGGAAGCCTGTCGCAGAGTATTTTTTTTAAGTAGAAGTCAACTCTGTCTCTTAAACTACTAAAAGAAACTGCCCAAGGTCTATCCTGCTTTCGCTGTCCAGATTTTTCTCTGTTTCTTATAACATCATCACTTCGGCCACATTGGGAGAACCGCAGTTCCCACGTTGTTTAAGGAGGTAGTTGGCGGTGTATCACACCGAGTTATGATAATGTATTGTACCTCAGGAGGGAATCGAACCCTCAAAATCTTGTTCCTAAGACAAGCGTGTCTACCGTTCCACCACCAAGGCAATTGATGTGACTCCACAGGGATTCGAACCCCGATAATTTCCTTAGAAGAGAAATGTCCTATCCGTTGAACGATGGAGCCAATTTATTCTGTTACCGACATAGATTGGTAATTAAGTGTGAAGGCCCAAACCCCTTCACTCCCCTATTATAGTCTGTCGCAACGTTGGAACGAATGCCGACCTTTTCACTTAACCTTTCGTTAGACATACGAATCTATGTTTTCTGTATGTGGTGAGTAACTTCCTTCCCCACTTGTGTTTCCGAGATATCGAGGGCACCATACTGTCTAACGTCAAACAGAATATAAAATTTAAAATAAAACACTGCTGTGGAGCAACACCACAATCCGACTTAAGGTTTTCATCAGGTGGATAGCTAATCCGGACTTATTCCCTTCTCACCGCAAAACAGATAATACGTACTTTCTGAATACTATAGGTGTCGTGATAACAGGTGCTGGTTAACCTATTTTCGTCGTGTTGTATTTTTGTGCGAGTACCGGTAGTCGAAACCGGCCCATCTGATTGGAAGTCAGAGATGCTACCGAAACACTTCACTCGCAGTTAGATGAAATTAATCATCTATTTTGTTACACTTTTGTTTTAAGAGTGTCAATCTCTTTGTTGATTCTCTTCACATCAGAATCAGTTAATGGAATCTTGGTATCCATAGTACCTTTTTCGGTTTTTACACCATTTTTTAATTGTTTCTCCAACATTTCAAGAACTCTTTGTTGTCTTGACCTTTTTGCTACTGTAGCCATACGGATTTAGTTATTAAATTAGTAGCGTAGGGCAGGTAACGCTCCTGCTTTGTTCGGCTTATGAGACCGATGGGATACTATACCCCCCCCTCGCGATGTATTATTTATTTTGCTGACTAATAAGGATTTGAACCTTAATCTCCCTTCCCCTGAGAAGCCCACGTTCCAGGGACTCGAACCCTGTTTTGGAGGATGGTGTGCACCATTACACTATAATCAATCGGATGCTTCGAATCATCCATTCCCAAGGTAATTAATCTTGAGTTTTGCGGTCTATGACGGTAACGCTCCGTCTACTCAACAGTGACAGTGTTGGATGATGCTTCTTCACTAATAGACCTTGTTTTTATTCTCAACAAAGATAGGTAGAACAATTTAAACTACCAAATCTTTTTTTATTTTATTTTTGTGGAGGTACACGGTAACGCTCCGTGTTCTGTGATTTGCAAAACCACTGTAATTGCTTTTATACGATACCCCCATTATTTATTTTCCTTCCCAATCTCCATCCTTCCGGAATTAAATCTCCTTTAAATATTTTTTTATTCTCAATTTCATTTGTTATCCAACAAGTCCCATACTGAGAATTATTTTCCCCATTACCTTGTCCTTTTCGAGATTCTTTCATTTTCTCAATAGATTCGGGGCTATGTTTTTTCCCTTTAAAATTATCATACTTAATCTTCCCCTCTTTATGTAGTTTTTTTACTCCTTCTTGTCTTACACGAATCATTTTATCTCGATATTCCGGGTCTTTCCATCTTTCTTTCATAAGAATACTAGACGCTATTTGACCCTTTTCCCAATCTTTTTTTGTAAATCCACCTGAACCACCTTCTTTAAGATTCATACATAATTTATCGGAGATTAAAATCTTATCAACAATTTTTAACTCTCGAATAACTAACTCTTCTCTTGTTAGTAAAAACTCCAAAATTTCTTTTGTGTGGTTTTCTTTACCGTATTTTCTAATAGAATATCTTAATCGTTTTCCACTACCCAAATAACCATCTTCTAAATTAGTGGTACTGTGCATTCCGATATAAAATCTATTTGTAACATTACAAGTTGTTTTATAAATGTAATGTATATGTGGTTTTTTTCTCGCCATTTTGTTCTTTTACTATAAATATCTCAAT